AGTAAGCAGTATTTCCAAAATCTAAGACATAAGAACCTGCAACAGTGCCTTCGTCTATAATTCTCGCTTTTAAAGTGTATGCGTGAGAACTGATATCATAAGTTATGCCTAAATTTTGATATATATATTTCCCTGAATAAAACCCGCTTGCAATACCATCATCAGTAATTGTCGGACTTCCAACAACGGTATAATTCGGAGCAACGTATTTTTTAACGGATAAAGGAATTACAGAATTGTTTACCCAAACGTCATTGTCCGCAGGTGTTACGGGAACTGTATTTTATATAAGTTCCGTCTGCAAGTCCTGTTATGTCGTCAGAATTAAGACCATTTAAAGTAAATTGTTTTCCGTCTGCAAGTGTTCCTGTTAATGCAGGGTAAGAACCGCCTACTTTGTAGGAAACATTTGAACTTGCCGAAGGTAGAACGATTGAGAAATAACCGACTTTTCTTCCTGTTTGCGTAGTCGAATAACCTCCCTGACCGTATCCGTTATATTTACTTCCGCTTGCACCTGTTCCACCGTTAGATTGAACCGTTACATTTTGAGTTAATACACCTGTTGCAATAGTCAATGTACCGCCCGCACCGTCATAAGCGGGAAAGAAAGCACCTGCAGAAGTTGCATATTTGCCACCGCCAGCCGTAATTAAAACATTTCCGTTTTCATCATAAAGAATACTGTCAGCACCGTCACCATTGTTATTGTAGCCACCGACAACAATATTGTGACTGCCTGTGTTTAAGTACACTTCGCCGACAAAAGCCGCACCTGAACCGCCGTAAGCATTCGGGGAATTGTAGCCGTTACGACCGCCGCCGCCACCACCGACTAATACAATCGGATAATAGCCAGCCGTTTGAACTTCAAAAGTGTAAGTGCCTGCTTCGGAATACTCCGTATCTTGACTTAATGTTGCATCTATAAGGTCAGCATTGCCGCTTGTGACATTGCCTGAATTAAAGGAATATTCGGGAGTGTGAGAAATTTTCAAATTTCCGCTTCCGAGCAAAGATTCGTCATTAATTGTTTTAATTGTTTCGCCTGAAACAAGAGGGGTTTGCAGGGCGATATTTCCCGAACCCAAAACACTTTCAGAGTTTATTGTTTTTATATTTGTCCCCGAAACCAAATTATTTTGTTTGTTGTCGTTTACGTCTTTAATAAGGGCATCAATGCTGTCAAAGTTATCGTTTAGTGCATCATCAATATTAAAAGTCATATTGCCGTCGGTTGACGTGTCGTATTTGTATAAATTATAATTCGTTGTTCGTTTCGGCATTATTCTTCACCTCTCGCAAATTGTCTGATTGTTAATGTTTGCATTTGATTTATTGTTTTAACTTCGTGAATATCTTTGATTAAAAGGTATTTGTAAATAATAAAGTACGCTAAATGTGCGGGCTTAATTTCGTTAATTGCGTTTATAAGAGCGGTCATATCGTCAGGGATTCCGTATTCACCGACAAATTTAATCTGAATTTTCCCGTTGATGAAATCGGCTTCAATTTCGCCTCGTTTCCAGCTTTCGCAGACATTTCGTATTAAAATTATCGAATTATGCCCCGAACTTCGCCACTTTGCCCGAATTGCATCTTGTCTGTTTTCTAAAGTCTGTGACTGGAAAGGGGTTATTTTTAAAAGTTTTTCCATAAAAACAACCGCATCAAGTGTCATTGTGTTAAAGAAAAAATCGTCTTTTAACTCGTTAATTGCGTTTTCAAGGTCAGCAAGTGCCGAATTTACGGCATTAAAAAAGTCCTGATATAAAACATCTTTTTTTAGAAATTTTGAAACGACTTTTAAACAGTAAGTCGCAAAATCGGTCGTCATTTTATACCGCCTCTGTGATTGTTAATGTGGTTAAAACGGGAACTTCCGCATCTGTGTCGGAATCGACAAGAGAAATATTTGATGTTCCGCCGTTTACCGTCAGACTTGAATAATCAAAAAGTCCGTCCGTGTCGATAATCGCATTCCCGATTTTTGCGTAAGATACGTAATTTTCTGTGAATGCAACGTCTTTCAGATAACTTTTTATATTGCTTTCAATAGCCGCATCTACGTCGGCTTTAACGGCACCCGCCGCATAAGTTGCGATCAGAGTAATTGTAAGATTTTTAGCCGTCCCCGCCGCAACCGTGCAATAAGCACCGATAGGGGCTTGACCGTTTCCGCAACCCCAGCCGATTTTATTTCCGTTGTCGAGTATGTAAGGGTCAATGTAGTTTTGAACGGCATTTACAAGCGAGGAACTTGCAGGAAGTCCGTCGTTTCCCGTTAAAATAACTTTGACCGTATTGTCACCGTCCCAAAGCGGTTTTACTTTAACTTTTCCGACACCTGCAATATCCAAAGCCCATTTTTTATAATGATATACGTTGCCCGAGGTTACGGGGTTTGAAACGTCGTCAATGTACCGCTCATAAAGTTCATCTTTTGTTTCTTCTTCATATCCGCCCGAAAATGCCGTTGCATTCGTTACGGCGGTAAAATTGCCTTTGTAAGTAATAAATTGCGTTATTTGATTTATCGGAACATTCCCGATTGTTCCGCCCGTCAGACATTCCGCATTAACGGTTCCCGAAGTTGTAATTGCTTTTGTTTCGGTTGCCTTAAATTGCAAGCCGTCGGGAGTTTGGAAAATATCGCCTGTCGTCACGGTATCGGAACCCGTAAGAGTTAAAACCCCCGTTGATTTTGTCGCCTCTCTGTGAACAATTCCACGGAGTTGATAAACGAGCCTTGCCATATCTTCAAGGTTTAAATTTCTCAAATCCGACCAGGATTTTATGTAGTCGAGAATTTCAAAAAACTGCTGAAAAAGATAACTTATACTTCTGAAAAAGTCCCAGGCAAATTCGCCCACGTTCTTTTGGTAAGTATCGGGCAGTTTTGTTAAAAGTTCTTTTGTTATTTCAATATCGGTTTTAGCCATAAAAATCAATTACCTCGATTGTGTCGGACCAAACGACACCGTTTTTTAAATTTGCCGTAATCTCAATATTCAACTGACTTTTGATTTTATAAAGTTTAACCTCGGAAATTCTTGAAATTGCGGGGTGAAGAATCGCTCCGTCCTCTATTTCTTTTTTTACCTGTGCAAGTTCAAGACAGGAAATATCTTTTTTCCCGATAAGACTTAAAATTGATGTTCCGAAACCCGTCCCCTCATATATTTTTAGTTTGTCAATCGGAGTGAAAACGAATTTGACGAACCAATTTTTTATATTTCTGTAATCTTTTATAAGTTCGGGTGAGCCGTTTTTAAGGACAGTTTGAAAAGTTTCAAAATTATAGTTCGGGGTGTAACACAATTCCGTTGAAAGAGTGTCATAAGCCAAACTGTTTGTATTTTCCGAATTTTCGGAGTTGTCGGAGTTTTCTGTTACTGAAATGTAAGACTGAGGGAACATTATATTACCTTATCCGTTAATAAATATCTGTCTAATTGTTCAAGACTTGCTATTGCAACAAAGTCGCCGATTTTTAAATCACATTTAAGTTGTAAAAGTTCGGTATTTACTTTTTCTATCGCCTGTGAGAGTTTATCAATAGCCGTCGGCATATCACAGGGTGAACCGGTATAAGAATGAGTTTCGGTTATTTGTTTTGCACTTTCGAGCAAATTCGGAACGTCGGAACTCAAAGCCGTTGTTTTATCAATTTCACAACGCAAACGGAATTGTTCCGAAATAAAGAGGTCGTCACCCTCTGTCAGAATAACTTTACCGTCAAAAATCTCAACCTCAACGGGTGAAAGTCCGATAACTTTGCCGACATAAACGGGCTTTAAATCAAGCGGATTGTTTCTGCTTTTTAACTCATTTTTGAGAATATTTATTAAGTTTTCTTCATGTTTTGGCATAAAAAGTAAACAAATTTATTCAAAAATCGTTATAGATAATATGAAAAGATTATTTATTTTATTTTTTGTATTTTGTTTTATTTCGTCTGTTGCAAATTCTTATACAATAGAGGTTACCGAATGGGACCCGTCAGAAAATATTGCTTTGAGAAATAAACTCGAAGATGAATATTGGAAAAGACATTACGTTGACGAAGAAACAATAAACGGCGGACCCGAAGCGTATTACAATGAAGTTTTGGAACCTTATATTTTAAAATCAAAAAATATGAAAGACTTACCTCAGAGAAAGTTTCGTATAGAAGATGAAAAACTTAAATAGCTGATTCTTTATATCTTTGTATTGATATATCAACTTCTTCTCTGTTTTCATATATTTTATGTGCAGCTGTTTTTATGAGAAATTTGCCCGTCAAATTATATTCTTCAAGTTCTATCGGTATAATTTTCCCTTTTCCCGCTCGGTAATCGCCCAATATACTCAAACTGATACTTTCTTCAACTTTGTTTAATTCAGCAAGTTTATTTTCTGCCAATTTTATAAGATTATTATTTTTATTTGTATCAACCTTTTCAACGTGTGTAAGAAGTCCATATGTTGCGATACTGTCATCTTCTTTTTTTTGTATATTCTTTATAATTTTGTCGTTTGCATTGTCGGTTATAATTACCCTGTTTCTTAATTTTTGTATTGAGTGTTTAACCGTTACGTTGTTATATGTCGTAAAACCGTCAATTATAAGCACCTGTGCAACGGGTGTAATAAGACTTTCTTCAACTTCATAACGACGAATATTCAATCCGCCGTTTTTGCAGTCAATATAAACGTCTTTTATTCCGCCTTTTGTCTTTTCGAGTTCCAGAAGTTCTTTTAAAATCTCGTCGAATGTTTCGCCCTTGTATATTTTTTTGATTGTTTGGGTAAATTTCGGAATATTAACGGAAAAAACCGTATCTCTGCCGTCATTTTTAAACTCGCCGATATTGTTTTCCTGACAAAGATTTATAATTGCCGTTCCGATATTTTCGCCGTTGAATTTTTTAACAACCTGATTGTTTTTGAGATAAAACCCGACATCAAAACCCGAGTGTTTAAAAACATCTTTGTTATTTGTATGCTCGCAGTCCGTAATATAGCCGACATAAACGGGTGTACGGGTATTTTGCAAACAGAGTTCAAGACGGTTAATAACTTTTTTGCCGTTAATTTCCGAAGTTATGCCGTAATCGGTTGTTGAAGTAAACTCAAAAGCCGTTCCGACATCTGCCAAATCTTCGGAATAAGAAAACTCAATAGCGGTTTCATTTATAAGATTGCCGTTTAAATAAATATCGTACATTATTAAATAAGCCCCGACTGTTTTAATGCGGTTCTGACAGTCAGATTTGTACCGCTTTTTAAAATCGCCTGTGTCCAGTTAATATGGTCGGTGATTTCTTCGTTATATTCTTTTAATTCAAGCGTATAAATTATATCTTTGACCTTATCGACTTTATAACCGAATTTTTTAACAAGAAAATACCTGTCGCAATGAACCCGAAATAATGCTCTGCCGTTCGTTTCGATACTTATTCCGTCAGCCATTGCATCAATTTCATCAAGAAGAAAATTATTATTTATGTCGTAAGCCAAAAGCCGAAAAGGAAGTCCGCTTGATTGTCTTTCCTCAAAAAAATCAACATAATCGTAACCGTTCAGATTACTGTTCGGATTTGCCCAGGAATAATTTTTGTTAACGGGGAAAAAACTGTTTATGGTGAACGTTTGCAAATCTGTTTTTTGAGGTATGTTATAAAACGAGGTAACACCTTTCAAATTTGTGATTTCTGCCTCTTTCGGAAATTCCAGACCCTCGGGAACAACCGGAAGCAAAAGTGTTTCCGTTTCACTCCCCGTGAGATTAAAAAAAGTTTGAAACCTTTCAGTCACAAGATTAGACAGATTTTGCAAAAAGGTTCTGTTTTGTCTTTCTCTGATGATTGCAATTTCCATATTATACAGCCATTGCCTTTTTTAATTCTGCCCCGAGATCCTGCTTTATTTTGTTTAAAAATTCACCGTTTCCGATAATGTCACCGTAAAAATTAACGGTAATCTGTTTGTTTGTGTTCGTGTTAGTCGTGGTTTGGTTGTAGGTTTTGTTTTCGTTTGCGGTTAAAACTCTTTCGCCTTTGTGAAGTTCCGCAATGTAACCGTTAAAAGGAACGTTTGAAAGCCCGTTTGCGTGTGAGCCGTCAACCTTTTTGTTTTCGGTTGTTTCGGTTTCAACCTTTACATTTTTAGGTTTAATGTGCAAAAAGTTTTTAACTGCTTCGATTGCTCTTTTAACTGCTCCCGTAACTTTGTCCCAATTAATGACAAGTAAAGTAATTGCACCGATTAAAGCACCTACACCGACCGCAATTAACCCAATCGGGTTTGCAAGCATAAGAGCATTCCAAACACCTTGAACGACTGTTACGGCTTGTATAACCGACCTTAAAGTCTGAATAGTTGTAATTACACCGTTTATAACTTTAAAGGCGACAAAAGCGGAAACGCACGCAGTCGCAATCGGAATTAAAATATTTAAGTTGTTCGCAACAAATTTTATTGCGTTGCCTATGCCCTGAAATACGGGCATTACTGCCGCTCTTATCTGAGGCATATTATTTTGGATTGTATCTGCTACACTTTGAACAATCGGAAGAAATTCAGCGCCGACGGAATACATAATGCCCTGAAAAGAACGATTTAACGATTCCATTGTGTCTTTATATCTGACAGAAGCATTTATTGCCTCGTCAGACATTCCCATACCCAAATCGTTAAACTTTTGGCGGAGTTCCGAAACACTTTTTGCATTGCCGTTTAAAAGCGGGGCGAGTTCCGTCGCTGATTTTCCGAAAAGTTGCATTGCAAGTGTTGACTTTTCTGCCCCCTCGGGCATTTTCTGTAATTTGTCGAGTGCCTCAAACATCACGTTTTCAGTCGTTTTCATTCTGCCGTTTGTATCTCTCAAAGAAATTCCGAGCCTTTGAAAAGTCTGTACGTTTGCCTTTGCTCCGGTTTTTGCTCCGTCCATTGTTTTGGCGAGTTTACTCATTCCCGTTTGCATTATGGAAATATCAGCGCCGTTTTGAGAAAAAACGTAATCGAGTTCCTGAAATGTCTGACGGGACATTTGCATTTTTTGGCTCATTTTGTCGATTTTGTCGCCCTGTTCGGTGGTTTTTGCAATGGTGGCACCTATTGCCGCACCGACGGCAAGCATACCCGCTCCCGCAACTTTTGCGGCATTTGCAAGCCCGTTGCCGAGTTTGTTTGAAAAATCGGTTATCGCTTTATTCGCTCTTTTGAGTTCCTTTTCCGTTATGCCGATTTTATCCGCTATTTCTTTTAATTTCGGACTGCATTTATCTTCTAATGCTAAAACTATGCCGACTGTCTTACTCATTGACCGTTAAATTTCCTTTTCCGTTCGAGTTCCAGCAATAAACTCGCCTGCAAAAATTCTCTTGTTCCGTCTGTTAAAAAATCTGACGGCTCTAACTTTACCGCACCTTTTGTGCAATAAAAAGACAGCGTGTATAATTCGCCGTCTTTTTCTATTGCTTTTTTACGGTTTCAACGTCCGTGCGGGGCAAAAAGCCGTAAATTTCAAGTATTTTGTTTCCGAGTGAATAAATCTCGTTTAAATTCGTTTCAAATATCAAATCGACAATTTCAAACGGCTCGACGGGTTTAAACTCCGAGTGAAGTTCTTTCGACTGAAAAAGAGGGCAGCTCTCATAAATGATTTTCAGATATGCTCTGTATTGCCCGATATTTTGTTGTTGGTTTACAAGTTCTGATATTTTATCCGGGTTGATTTTTTTAATCTCGATTTCGCCCCCGAGAGTTTCGGAATAAAACTTTAATTCAAGCGGTTTTATTACCTTTTTTCTTTCCAAAATGTCTGAAATTGTAAGTTTTTTGTTCATTTTTCCCCCGTTTTTCTAATGCTGAATGCATAATGCTGAATTACCTGTACTCTGCATCTGTTGCTTCAAAATTGTATTCTTCCTGTGAAATTTTCTTTGCCTCAAAGTCAACGAGTGCAAGTTTATCGAAAGTTACACCCTCAAAAACAACTCTTGCTCTGTCATCTGCAGAGGGGTCGTTATTTTCGCCGACAAGTCTTATTGCGGGAGCTTGTCCTTGTTTCCATTTCGCAAAGATTGTTTTCGGTATCTCATAAGTTATGCGGTTGAGGGTCATACTGCCCGTAATTTTATAACCAACGAGTTTTCTTTGTTCGCCCATTGTATTAACGTTGCTAAAAGTTTCATAAACTCCCTCGCATTCGCCCGTGAATTTTGAAACATTCGCAAGTTCGGTATCAACACCATCAATATTTATATACAAAGTGCCGTAAGTTCCCGATATTACTTTTTCACTGTCTATTGTCATTTTGTTTGCTCCTTTTCAATTAAGCCATCTTAACAGTCATTTTCAGACTTTCCATAGCATCTAAAAACTTAACGTCTGCAAGAGGAATAACCATATCCCCGAAAGTCATATCTTTTATGGTTTCTTCGTCCCAGTCAGCCGCTTCCGATTTTCCGCTTGCAAGCCAGACCGCTCTTTGTTCTTCAACGTCCGTGTCAACGTCGTTGTTATAAGAGGGGTCAAGTACACCGAGTTTTGCAAGTTCTCTGAAATAATCGAATTTCATTGAATCGTAGAATAATTGCTGATGTACCCTTGTGTTTTTGTATTTGCCCTGATAAGACTTTTTGAATGCGGTTTTAACGTCAATATCAACCCTTTTCATACATTCCTGAATGGTGATTTTTTTCATATCTTCGGTTTGGTCGGCTCCGACTGTTGTCATTGAATTATAGCCGTTCGCAAATTTAACGCATTCCAAATCGTCGTCATACTTGTAAAAACAAGTTCCCTCTGCCAAAGTTGACGGAAGTTCAACGTCAGAATACTTAACCAAATCTTTATAAAGAATTGATTTAGTGTAAGGACAGCCCGCAATTACACCTACTGCATAAGGAAGTAAACGGACACCCGAAACGGTTGAACCGTTTGAGGCTAAAGTTGCTGACGGAGTAACAAAATTAACTACATAACCGCTGTCTTTTGCAACACCGTAACAAACCGCAAATTTTTTCTGGTCAACTGCAATTTGTGCAATTTTTGCCTGGTCTGCCGAAATATCCGAAAATATCCAGTCGTATTTTTGTGCTTTTATAGCCGTTGTAACGTCGTCAACGTCGGTTTTTGTCGTAAACAATATAACCTTTTTTACTCCGCCGTCGAATAAATCTTCAATATCCTGCTTTAATTGTGTCGTAAGTGCCGAAAGACTGTCAGACGGTGAATAAGTATTTACCTTGTAATCGGGTGTGATTGTACTGTCTGCAACAACATACAAAACACGACCTTTTGGCTGAACTTTAATAAAACTTGCCGCTAATTTTTTGAAAATAATCTCAATAGTCGGCGTAATGTCATCAATGGTTACTGTCATTTTTTATGCTCCTTTTGTTTATACAGTGTGTGAAAGCCTAAACGGGAAACGAGGAGTTTTCCGTTTGGCTGTAACCGTTCTATGCCGCCGTAGGATAATTGAGGCTGTGAGGCGACATAGCCGAACTGTGCCGAAATACCCACAGGCGGAATTTAATTATCAATCGTAATTATTACCGTCAATTCGTATTCTTTGCATTAAATCCGTACTGTCGGACTTGTTGATTTTTTCGGTAATTTCAATATCAAAACTTGCCTGCAGATAATATTCTTCTTCGTTTAAATTTATTGTCATTTCCGAAATTTCAATAAATTTGTTTTCGCAGGGAATAGGCTCGTCAAGCAAACTTTCGAGAGTTTCTTTAATCTGCAGAAGTTCTAAAAGTGCAAATTTTTCGGCAAAATAAATAACCTCAAAACTTTCCGTACTCTCTTTGAGAGTTCTGCCCGATTTTACTCCCGT